TAAAGAGTCAACTGAGTTTGAGATCTTTGAAGCTTATGTTTTTTGGGATATAGATGGTAACGGAGTTCCTGAAGATATTGTAGTAACTTTTGAACCTACTACTAAGACTATTTTGAGAACTGAATACAACAAGTTAGGCGTAAGACCATTTGATAATATTTCATATATTAAATTGCCTCATATGTTTTATAGTATGGGTGTTGGAGATATTACAAGTCAGATGCAAGGTGAAGCTGAGACGCTTCATAATATGGATATTGACGGAAGACACTTGGCAATGCTTGGAATGAAAGCAGCTAGAAGAGATTCTGGTATAGACGAAACAACTGAATTGAAGCCGGGAAAAATCATATTGATAGATGATGTGGCTGATATTAAAGACTTTGAATTTCCTGATGTTTCGCAAGGAGCTATGGCAGCAGAACAACGAGCACAACAATATGCCAGAGAAGCCTCTGGAGCACCTGCACAGTTGGGTGGTTTAGATCAATCTGAAGGTAATCGTATTGGCGCAACTGGTACTAAGTTTTTAGCTGCTCAGGCAGATGGAATACTTGATGCTGTTAGAGATAATATTAGTCAGAGTTTTTCTAGGTTGGGTATGATTCTTGTTACGCAATTGGTTGCTAACAAAGATCGGGTTGACTATTCTATGGTTAGTCCTTATGACGAAGAGAAGTTGAGACAGATTTTTAGTTTGAATATTCATGAGTTGGCGACAACGTTTAAATTGAATGTAAGTACTACGGAACTTTCTGAAACTGAAGCAGCTAAAAGACAAGGTATGATGCAATTGTACGAAGTTTATACTGCATTTGGTCAAGAGATTTTACAATATGCACAAGTTCTTGCACAAGGTGGTTTACCTGAAGGGTTAACTGATGCGCTTGGAAGCTTGTATGTAGGTAAAGTTAAGATGATGCGTGGTATGTTTGAGAACTTTAATATTGATGATATTGAAGATTACCTACCATATGTTAGGAATCTTGAGTTGATGTTAAAACAACTTGACACTCAGAAAGACGAACAATTAGGAGTTGATTCAAGTGGAGATAGAAAAAATGCAGAAGGACTCGGAGGATTGGGAGTTCAAACAGGATCACAGGGTAGCGCAGTCGCTGGAAGTGTCCAAGCTAGCGTTTAATGATATGAGGGCGTTTCTTAAGGATGCGCCTGAAGCTGTAGCGGTTTTTAGGAAACTTTTAGAGGTTTTCAATAGACAAGCTGTGAATAAGTTGAGAGTAAGTTCTGAGCCTATTGAAATATATAGAAAACAAGGCTCATTAAAGATAATAGATGAAATGCAAAAAAATATAGATGCAATAAGAGGTAGATATGATAACAACTAATGTAAATGATGGTACATCGGATACAAAAATAGTGCCACAAGTTGACGGGGGAGCAGTTATTGATCCTGTGGTTCCTGTGGTTCCAGCAGTAAATATAGCTCCAGAGTTGGAGTTTGATATTGTTGATGAAACAGTTACGGTAGATCCTAGCGAGCTAACAACTAAGTTAGCTGCACAGGAAGAAGAGTTAAAGTTGATGCGAGAGCAAGCATCACAGGCGAAGATTTTACAGGATGGCTTTAGTCAGTTGGGACAGCAGTTTAATACTATGCAAGCTCCACAAACTCCTGTATATCCTAATATGCCAGTTGCTCCAGTTCAAGCGCAGGCTAATTTTAATATTCCTGAGAAGACTACGTTTAATGAGGATTTCTTTAAAGACCCTCAGTCCGGTATAGCTAATATGTTGATGCCAGTAATGCAGAATCAACAAGCCAACTATGAAGCTAAAATGTCTAGTATGAATAAGATGTTAAGTAAGCAAACTGCTTTGAGTAATGAAAATAATAGAAGTTTATTTGGTAAGTATGGTCAAGAGATTGAAGCTTATGCAGCTAATTTTGGAGGAGATGATCCTTACGCAATGGCTTTTAGTCAAACTAGATCTAATCACTTTTCTGAGTTGATGGAAGCAAATACTACTACTGCTGTTGATGCAGCGTTGGCTAAGTATAAAGAGGAACTCGCTAAGGTGACTAAAGATCCAGCACAATCCTCCCCCGTCGGAGCGACAACTTTAGATAATGTAAGTGCTCCAGCTAAGACCAAGGTACAGATAAGTGCTAAGGATATGAAGTATGTTAAATCTATAGCAGAACAACAGTTTGGCGTTGGTGTTAATATGGAAATGCAAATGCAAGTTTATGATTATTTAAAAAGAAATGATAAGATCTAAGGGGAAATAAAATGGCAAAAGAAGATAATAAAGAAGCACAGGTAGTGCCTAAGGTAGAAAGAAAGTACATCGACGTTGACACAAGCTATGCAAATGTGTTAAAATATGATAAGGAAGGGCATACACTGGTGTTTTTGAGTAAACCGGAGCTTTTCTTAGTATTGAGTTTAGATCAGCTCAATGAGCTGTCAGCGAGCACACGTAAGATATATAAGTTTGCTAAATCAGATTATGACAAAAGCAAGGGTATGTTTAAAGACGACTTGTTAAGTTTAATTGGAGCAGAAGAAGTTTACGGAACAGCTGCAGATCAACTTGAGGTTGAGCTGGATGGTTCAGAAGATTACGTTCTTAAGTGGGTTAGTCCTACTAAGGTTAGAAATCAGATTGTGACTGGTTGGGTAGTAGTTACCGATGAGGTTAAATCTCAGAGAGGATTACGAGTAGAAGGTTATCATATGATTGGTAAGAATGAGTTAGTTCTTATGAAGACTAGTAAAGAAAATTATGCTAAATTAAGAGCAGCACAAGATAGTAATTATTCTGATATGATTACAATACAACAAGATACAATTAAAGATGCAGCAGAAAGAGCCGGTGTTAAGCACACAGCTGAGTTTGGTTCTGAGATGTTGACATTTTAATAAATATTTTAAACTTTTTGTTTTGCCGAGTTAAGCTCGGCTTCACTTATTTTAAGGAGATATAAATGACTGGAGTTTTCCAAGCAAAGAAGAAATTAGGTGGTGGAGTTCAAGAGCTAACTGAACAACTTTCAAAAGTTGCACATGCTGTGAACTACCCTGTATCATACAGTGGTACTGATGGTACTGTTGTTGCCTATGCTACCGGAGATGAAATTTATGGCTTAAATCAATCACAGATTGTTGCGCCTGAGTTTTATGACCAAGTAGATATAGATGCAATTGCATCTACACCTTTAACAATACTGGTAGAGCCAGTAACACACTTAACACAGATAGAGGTTATTCCTTCAGTAGCTATTACTGTTGAAGCAACCATGATCGCAGAAGTGGGTACAAAAGTTGATTTTAATGTTTCATTAGAAGCAGTTTTAGGTACACCCGGAACAGATGCAGAGATTGTTTCATACAATCTTTATACAAATGCTGATGGTACAATTAACATAAATCCAATTGTAAGAATGTTAATCGTAGCTAACTAAGAAAGGAGATAAGATAGTATGTCACAACAAGTAACGTCACGAAACATGAAGAATCTGCATTCGAGAGAGATACAGAAAATATGGTTCGATGATTATATGAACTTCGAATCCCAATGGAACAAAGTAGCACATGTAATGGACTTCGGACCGGGTAACAGAATCTCAGAATCAGATATGACTGGTTTTGGTTTATGGAAACCTATGAACGAGGCTGGAACTGTAACTTACGATGTACCAGTAGAGAGAGATGGAATTACTAGACGAATATCTAAAGCAGGTCTAGGTTTCCAAGTAACTAAAGAGGCTAGACAAGATGAACTTCACGGTAAAATCAATCAGCTTCCAAAAGCATTAGCTAAATCAGGTAGACACTACCAAGAAATTACATTCTGGGATTTATTTAACAGAGGTGATAGCTTACATGAGTCTATGGAAGGCGAGAATATTTTTGGTACACATGATATTATCAATCCATTAAGAGGAATCACAACTATAACTAATAAATTAGCAGTTCCTGCTGATTTAACTGAGACTTCTCTTGCAGCAGCTATGACTCACTTCGATAATCTTATCGATGAGACTGGTATGCCATTACCTAACGTATTTAAAGGTAACTTACTAATTGTTGGTAGAAACCTTAGACACGTTGCGCATAGATTACATACTGCCGAGTTTGGTTCTACATTGTATGATGGTGGACTAACTAATACTAACGGAGATGTTCTTAAGAACGCTGTTAATTCTAATGCAGGATTTCACAACGGTTGGGATATTTTGGTTTGTGATTGGTTATCTTCTGATGATGCATGGTACTTAATTGATAAGAACAAGCATGACTTCAGATGGTTATGGAAAGATCAGCCTAAACTAGAAAGTGCCGATGACTTTGACACTGAAACTACTAGATATAAGTCAACTATGAGATTCTCTACATTTTTAAATAAATGGAGAGGCGTATATAAAGGACAATAAAATGAATTTTGATCCAATTTTAATTGAAGAAGAGGATCTGAACTTAGAAGGGAGCACTATCGTGATGCCTACTTTCCGTACTGGGGACATAAGTGCTCCGGGAGCAACGGAAGTGGCTACGATGGAGTTCCCTTTTTTTGATGCAGACGATCCTTCGCAACAACAAGATGCCTTCGGATGGAGATATCCGGTAGGAACTAGAGGTCCAGCTTCTGATAGAAAATGGCGTGAATGTGTTTTATGCAACAAAGACGTACCAGAAGATGACTATAAAATAATTGAGGGGAAGGTATATTCTATTTCTAGAGGATGCCTTGAACAAAAATTAGCACAAATGAGAGAAGGTGGAGTTATATTAGAGTATGATCCATTCTTTTTAGACCCGTTTGGGTTAGGAGTTTAATATGACATTAGATGAAGCCGTAGAAATACTATTTGAAACTCTAGGTGAGCCTACAGATTTCAACCCATATGCTTCAGATTGGGTAACGTTAGATAGTACTTCCAAAGGATATCAGAGATTGGCGAGTTTAATTAACTCAGGCCAGATACAATGTTCCAATTATAGACGAAGACGTGGAGGAGACTTACGATTTTTGGCCTTAAATGGAACTCATAACGTAAAAATTAAGCAAATAACTGTAGGATTTGATATAGATAATATAGATCCTACTAAAATAACTATTCGTAAGGCAGACTTGCCTAATAATACCATTGCAGAGACAGAAACGTATGGAAGATTTACTAATTGTAAGTTTTTAATAGATGACGTTTATTATGACGTAGAATCAAGCGTTTATGATAGCTTAAATGTTAGATGGGAAGTTTATTTTACTATAGATTTACCGGTTTTCATTGATAGAACTGCAATTATTAAGAAAAATACATTTATGTTAGTTGACAGAACACATCCTTGGGCTTATGAGAACTTTATTAAGCCAGACGTGTTAAGTGTAGGTTATGGACGGGGGAACTTAGTTTATATCTTACAGATGTCTGATTTAACTAACGAATTGGAGCTTATTAAAGCTTCGGGATTTGAGAACTTTATTTTCGCTGGAGACAACTTTGATGCGCCAACAGAGTATAACTTTATTGGAGCAGACATAAGATTTGATAGCTTTCCAGATGACGGAACTAGATTTTCAATGAACTATTATAGAACACCTACGAAGTTAGTGAATGGTACAGATACTTTTGAGATACCAGAGCAGTTTCATTATGGTGTTATACTGTGGGCAGCATGGAGAGGATTCTCTAGACTGCATGAAGAAGAACTTTCTGTAATGAACAGAAATGACTACAATACTTTCATGAACTCAACTAAATCAGATAATGATTATAGATTGATGGATACTAAAGGTGGAAGCTTTGTGATTAAAAGGAGCTAGGAATGAGTTGGAACGGACAATATTCGTCATTGCCACAAGATGATAATAATCCCGGTTATGGTGCAGCTGCTATCAGAGATCTTAAGACTAAAATAGAAGGTCTTTTTGGGAGAGAGCACAACTTTGACTTAGACTTAACTTCTAATCAAGGTAAACACTTTGCTGGGTCAGCAATTATAGATTTAGATTCAGACGGTACAGCCGTTAATAATCTACAACAAGGCCGATTGAAAGGAATTACTTTCGATACTAACTATGCGATTTTAACTGTTAAAGGTGAAACGTCAGATCAACAAATTAAAGGATATAATCAAGTTAATCTTGATGGAGACGAGACTATTGGTGGAGAGAAGACATTTAGTACTGCTCCTGTAATTAGTGCAGTGTTTCCTGAAGATCCTGCCGACCAGACAATTGCTAATGTAGGTTATGTTAATTTAAAGACAGATACATCCGAGATTGAACCGGACTTATTAAATGTAAGTCCTATAACAGATTTAACAATCTCAGATTTTAATACAAATGATATATATACAATAATACATAAAGCAGATACAGATAACTTAGAGTCTTTACTTTTGCAAATTAGTACAGAACTTATAGAAGTTAGAACTGCTATTCAAGCAAACGCAGCAAATAATCCTTTTGGTCAGAACCTACAGGTAACTGATGCAGTTACTTTTGCAGGACAGACTATAAATGGAAACGTTGTAGCTACAGGAAATATAACTGGAGTGAAAGTCTTTGGTGCAGTATGGGGGGCATAAATGGCATTTGAAAAAGATGAATACATATCAACAGCAGATATGGCCGAAACAGAAATATATTTCGGTAAGCATATTATAGCAACACCAGTTATAGGCACCTCTCCAATAGATCTTTCATGGAATAATAAAGGAACTATTTTTGATGACTCTGAAGATTGGGAACATATAATTAAAATGGCTCCTGAAGCTAGAATGCAGCTTGGTGTAGGTAGACTTGATACAGAAGGGGATTCTTATGTTAAAGTTGAAACTAAACTAAATTCTGAACCAGAATGGACACTACTTTCTACCCCTGATGATGGTGAAGTTGCTCAGTACTATAATACTTCAGACGAGTTTGCTCAAGTAAGGATACAAGGGCATTATGTTGATGATTTTGGTCCAGATACATTCAGTTTTCAAGCATCTATAAGCGGATATGGTAATCCGGCAGTAGAAGGAGAACTAATAAAAGTAATAAATCCTACGAGAGACGGTTATAGTTTTAGTTTAGTAACTAGAATATTAGCCTCTGAAGGTAGACTAGGAGTATAATATGGCAACAGAGATTACACAAAATGCAGTTGCAATAACTGGAGTGGGTAGGAGTCAGAGTCAAAGTATTACTGGACAAGATATGAACTTGTTCCCATTTGATGCTTTTTATTTTGATGACATTAACATCACAAGCTCCCCCGTCCTAAGCATTAAAGATCCTTGGATTTTAGATGTAGGCGAAATCTCTACTAGTAGTATAACTAATTTTTATGAAGAAGTTAGAACTGCTGCTGAGACGGAAGCGATTTTAGATGATATTGATACTATAAATGCAAACTTACAGTCAGGTTATACTAGTTGGTTCTATGATGGAACTCCTACGTTGTTAAATGAACCTGCTGTAAACTGGACAGATGATGCAACTAAAGATCAACATTTAGGTGATGTTTATTACGATGGTTTAAATGGTAAAACGTATCACTTTGTATCAGATGTTCCTACAGTTTATTACTGGAAAGAATGGACTGATTCTGGTGTTACTTTAGCATTACAGAATGCGTCATTAGCCCAAGATACAGCTGATGGTAAAAGAAGAGTATTTACAGGAATTACTCCTCAAGTTCCTTATGATGTAGGGGATTTATGGACAAGAGATATAACAGACGGTGTATGGGTATGTATTGTTCCTAAAACAGAAGCGCAAGCTTATAGTATTACTGACTGGGAAGAGACTACAGATGCGACTAATGATGATTCATTGAATAATTTTGTAGATGTAACTTATGCTCAGTTTGTAACAGATACAGAAGCTGCTTTTATAGATGTTCTAAATGGTACAGCATATTTGAGTTATCATTTACAGAAGATTTCTAAAGATGTACAGAATATAGATGAGGAACATCAATGGTCGATGAGCCAAATTACTGTAGGTCAGGGAACTATAGACATTAGAGTAGGTGCTGTAGAAGAAGACACACAAGATCTAGCCGAAGCATTTATCGTTTTAGACGCTAGAGTTGATGCTTCAGAAATACAAATTGGAACTAATGTTACAGGTATAAGTGATAATGTAGATGATATAGACACAAATGGTGGTTTAATAAGCACTAATAGTGGAGCTATAATTACACTTAATTCTGATTTAACACAATCAAATATACAAATTGGAACAAACGTAACTGGAATCAGCGATAATGTAACTGATATAGGTACAAACGTTACCAATATAGGAAATAATTCAGACGATATTGGAACTAACTCAGGGCTTATTACTACTAATAGCAATTCAGTAATAACTCTAAATAGTACAGTATATGATCCAGTTACAGGATTGGCTGAAGCTAATATCAATATAAGCACAAATGTTACAGCTATTGGTGATAATGCTGATTTAATAGGTGATAATGCTTTAGCAATAACTAATAAAGCTGAATCTAGCGCTCTTATTACTTTAGATAGTCAAGTTAATGATCCTGTTACAGGTCTACCCGAAGCACATGCAAATATAGCATTAAATGTTACTGCTATAGGAACAAACGTAGACGGGATAGATTATCATAATGAATCATTTATTGCTTTAGGAGCAGATTCTAATGGTAGTTTAGTAAGCATCGGTGCAGCCAAGATAGTTCTAGGAGCTTCGTCTAATTTAGATAATGTCTTAATAGATACAGGAACAGAAGTACAAATATTAGGTACACTTAAAGTAGGTACTAAGACAGATAATGATAAATTTATAGTTAATTCTGGTGGATCTATAACTTGTACAGACCTAACTGCAAACGGAACTTTAACAAGTACTTTAAATGATCAACGTACAGTTGTAGATAGTGGAAAGATCACTTTTCAAGATTTTAGGAATAGCATTTGGGAAACAGTAGGAGAAATTACCACAGATTTAGGTAGTGTAATTGCATTACAAATAAATAGTGATCACAATATAATATTCAATAATCGTATAAGTGTTGATGGTAGTATAAATAAAACAGGCGGTTATGGTTATAGAGTAGCTGATGGTACAGATATACTAACACAAGGTGATATCTATACTTATTTTAATGCATTACTAAGGGGTGTTGAACCATATAAAGTACCTATTCCCGGTGGAACTAGATACTACTGTATGCCTGTTACTATAATATTCTCTGTTGGTTCAGTATTCTCTGGTATTATGCAAGGTACTTCTTTAATCAACACTAATATTACTTTCAAAAGTAATGCTTATAGTACTACATTCAGCTATAATAGCCCATCAACTAGTAATATAGCAGAGATTTTTTACTAATATACAATAAGGAGAATTAAAATATGTTTTTTAATATGAATAATCTTTTTAACTCTAATAGAGGGTTTGATTTAGATTTTGTTTTAGGAGAAGCTTTAGTAGGTGATCCAGTAATTTTTCCAGATAATATTTCAACTATTACTTGGACTATGCTTATTCCGAATGGAGTTAAAGCTAAATTACAAGCTACTTCATTTAGTGAAGCTAAAATTACTGTTCCAGCAACTAACTTAGATGGGTATTGGATTGATTTCGATATGTCAGATGATCCTGTACAGGATGGTAATGGTTTTGTTACCGGTCCAATTACGCTTCAAGGAGCTATTTCTGTTGTTTCAGGAATGAGGATAGTACGTGAAGTAGCTACTCCGGTTGAGATTGAAGTCGGATTAAGGGGGCAATAATGCAACAAGGTATATGGAATAAAGAAGAAGGACCAATTGGTTTAACCGGTGATACCGGTGCAACTGGTCCAGCAGGACCTGTCTTTGATGGATCAACTCCATTAGATGAATTGACCGTAAACGGAATATCGGATCTTAATGGTATTACTACAACTGATGGATTAGTAAGAACAACTATATCCCAAGCGTATCAAGCTGGTGTGTTAGGATTTACTGATACAAATAATGGGTTTTTATTTAGACCTCCAAGAGTCGGAAATCAACAGGCTCATTTATTTGAGACCTTTGCTGGTGCTGATATACTTTCTCTCAAAGAGGACTTATCTGCAAATTTTAAAGGCAATATAGTTCAGACATCAGGTGTAATTAGCGCTAGGTCTGGTGAAAATACATTACATACCTTTGGACGAGCATTCCTTGGTGGAGTAGCGGGAGTTGCCTCATTCAGCAATTTACTTTTTACGGACATTACAGAAGTCGCAAACACACAAGATAATAACGGTACAACATCAATAAATGCTAAAACAGGTCAAAATATAGTGTTTAAGAAGAATAATTCACTTGTAGGTAAAATTACAGACGCAGCTTTTGAATTTGGATTATCAGTTAAAATGACCGCTCTTCCTACAAGTGATCCAGTTAGTGCTGGAGCATTATGGAATGATAGTGGGACTGTTAAAATTAGTGCAGGTTAAGTTTTAGGAGTATAATGAATATGATACATTTCGGATGGATGTTTAAGAATAAATTAGCCTTAACAACTTTGTGCTTTTTTAAGCACAAACGTTTCTATTGGGTTGTTAAGTTGTTAAGTAAGTTTGTTTGATATAATAAACTTAATATGATATACTAAGACAAGAGGAAATAAGATGATAATTGAATGTAATAAAGAAGGCAGAGAAGCAATAGAAAAGTTATGTGATGTAGCACTTAAAGCAGGTGGAATAAATAATTTACAAGCTGTTTTAGAGATACTACAGAAAGCACAGATAAAAGAAATTGACGTTCCTTCTGCGAAAAAAGAAAAAACAAAATAAGATTGGGGGATGTATGTTCCCCTAAACATGAATTAGGAGTACAACATTGGACATTTCGGATTTAAAAACTGAAGTTGCTATTATTAAGAAGCAATTGTATGGTAACGGCGTAAAAGGACTTATCGAAAAAGTAGAAGACTTTGAAGAGTTCAAGGATAAGTTTAGTCGATTGGAGATTTATATGGAAAAAACTTTAATGGAGGCTATGCAAGGTATCCGAAAAGAAATAATTGAGAAGAATCGTTTTAACAAACAAAATATGATTACACTCATAGGATTCTTGCTATTTGCTACCCTAGAAGTTATTAACATGTTTTAGGAGAGACAAATGGAATATATGAATGACCTGCGAGGTTGTAACACAAGTAAAGATCTTGGTTTAGGTGTAACAATGGGATTATATCCCGGATATAGTTATATTACTAAGTATGGAGTAAATCTTGATGTACTAGTTGCTACCGATCCAGAAGATATGTGGGAAGGTGGAGGATTATATACTTATGACACTTGGGGAACAGCACCGATTATGTACATGAGTTCATCGTCTGTCGCAGATACAGGGCAAACAATTAGAGTAATAGGGTTAGATATTAACGGTTACGAAGTAACACAATATCCTATTTCTACAGGGCAAGCTTTAGTTACATTAGATACACCTCTTTGGCGTGTATATAAAATGACTAATTTATCAGCAGATGGTTCTGACGTAGATGGTATACTTTATGTACATACAGATGCTGCACCTATAAATGGTGTACCACTTGTAGCTAACGCTAGAGCATTGATTAACGGACATACTAATAGTACACTTATGACTATATATACTATACCTAGAGGTAAAGTAGGGTTTTTTATGCGTGGTGAAGTTGGAGTACAACTTGATGGGAATAATGCAGCTGCATTAGCAGAGTTTGCACATATTCATTTTAACTTAAGACCACATCTTAAAAACTTTATTACACAGAAGTCAGTAACTAATATAGTTGGTGGTGCTGCAACGTACAAAGATGAACGAATATTTCCAGATCCGATATCAGCTCTTTCTGATATTAAGATGACTGTTGAAGAAGTTTCAGCTGACATGGGTTTATGGGGATCATTTGAAATATTACTGGTTGATCAAACGTATTTTGATGAAGACTATTTGGAAGGAATAAATCAACCTTTCGCAGATGATGAATAAAAGGAAACAATAATGAAAGAATTACCACAACAAACATCTAAGTGGTTTATTAGACAAATAAATAAGTATGGATGTTACTTTATGTCCATACTTTTTTTAGCATGTAGGTTCATGAAAAAAACATTATTACCTTCACAAGTTATGCATGTATACGAACAAGCAATTGAGCTTAAATACATGACGTTTAAATGCTATGTAAATAATCCAGCAAAAGTAGGAACTTTAGTTCTAAGAGAACTAGGTAACAGTGAAGCTAGATTTCATTATGTAGGATCTGAGAAAGAAGGTAAATTAACTTTTCATAAAGAAACTATGTCAGATCTAATAAACGCTATAGTAAATAATGTTCAGATACTTTGGACAGATAAAGAAGGAAACGATCATCTTGGTGGTCATTTTGTAACAGATGAATATGATCCAGATAAACGACTTAGACGTACTGGTAAAGTATTTGGAAAAAGATATTTTTATATTGACGGGGGAGAGAAATGTTAATTGAGCCTAAAACAAATAAAATGAAGACTGTTGGATATATGTGTATAATTTATGCAGCTGTAATCTCAACATTGTCACTGTTTCCTGCAATAGGAATCGGTAATATCAATGAAGTGCTTCCGTTGATGAACACTTGGTTAACAACTGGAGTTAGTTTGCTTACCGTAAATGCAGCTAAGAGAGCTATTGGAGCTAAGCTTCAAAAAGAGGAGCGATAATATGCCAAATGCAAATGTACCGATAAGACCTATAAATAAGGGTATTATTAGGAATCTACCGAGTCAGGCATTACCTGATGGAGCATTAGTAGATGCAGTTAATTTTAACGTGACAACAAATGGTTTAAAAGTCCGAGGAGGATTTAAGCCTTTATATAGACCTTTAGCTGGTAGTACAACTGGAGGATTAAACAACATATTTAATGCAATCACTGGTGATGTACAAAATACGTTCTTGTTTGAACAGAATGATGGACAAAAAGAACTGCTTACTGTAACCAATGAAGCATTATATAAAATGAGATTAAATAAGGAATCCTACGATAGGGTTCATTTTGGTGGAGAAATAGACATATTCGGTCTTGTTATGGGAGTTACTACTGTTGAATTGAAGCAGATAATAGATCCTTTATTTACAGGAGCTTATGTTGAAGAAGGTGGAAATCAACTAGCTTTAGCTTTAGGTGATTATATTATATATGGTGTTGAAGTAGGACAAATTGTTGATCTACAGGTAGATGCTACATATAATCTGATTACAGTTGAAGTAGATACTCCGGCTAACTGGAGTACAGCTACAGGACTACTTGAAGGAGAACTTAACTTTGGGATACTTCAACCGTATAAAATTGATCATGCCTTAGTGAATGGTATAGATAATAATAAGGTAGTATTTTCAGCAAGTAGAGGTGGAGCACTTTTACAGTACGACATTACAGGTATTCTCTCCCCCGTTGCAATTGACAGCACCTCAGCAGTAGATCCTCAGTTTGACATAGATATTGAGCAATCTAAGGTGTGCCAGTGGTATAGAAATAGACTATGGATTGCAAATACAGTTGAAGATGGTAAAGTTTTAAGACAAAGAATCAGATGGTCAGACGCTACTACATATTTGGATTTTGATAGTGCAGACAGGTTTAGACCAGAGAATTATATAGATTTATCTGATTCAATGGGAGAAGTACTTGCTATACTTCCTATGGGAGAGATCCTTATGGTATATTGTAGTGATGCTGTTTATTACGGTAGAGCTACTAATCAAGCTAATTTACCTTATACTTTTACTAAGATAAATACACCAAATATAGGCTTAGTTGGGCAAAGTGCAATTACTCAATGGATTGATGGACATTACTTTGTAGGACAGGACGATATTTATTTCGTAAGTGCTGCACAAAGTATACAAGAATTAGGTACAGCGATACTTCCAATAAGTTTAGATTTATGTTACAATAAAGCAGGTATAGATGTTAGACCTGATCCAGAAAATAGTAGGATATTATTTTTGTTTCCAGAAGATTTCTCTAGTATTGCTACAGATCTAAATGATTTGAATGCAGCTACTAAGATATTTGGATACAACTATAAAACAGGAGCTTGGAGTTATATTGAAGCTTCTTATGTTGATACGCCTACTGGGAAAGATTATGCTTATTATTTTAGTTCTATAAGTAGTTCTATGTTATTCAGTGGTAGTACTTTTTGGACAGATTATATAGCCTTAGATCCCGGAAATACAGGAGCATACGATTGGGGAGATTGGGAATTACAATTTAATAGATGGGATGCTTTAAAAGATGGTCAACTTACTGATCATACAGTTTTATTTGGTTTAACAACTATGGATACTGTTATTACTCAATGGGTAACTGATAGTTATGTTGAAGTAGCTTCGGCTAGAGATGATGTTATAGGCTTAGAAAGACTTGAAATTGGCCCTAATAAGGTTTTAGTTTCAGCAGACTATGACTATAATGTACCAGATGATAATAAACAAGTTAATAGATTTACTGTTAAGTTAGAAGATCATGTTATATTTGATACAACTTTTACTGCTTACGTTTCAATTGATAGAGGAAGAACATATAAACCTGTAGGAACTCTTTTAATTAAAGCAGGTAAAGATGAAGGTAAAGTAAACTTTAGGGCTAAAGGTAGTACATTTAGATTTAAATTAGAATCTACAGATCTTTATCCGAATACAATAAATGAGTTTGTGGTTAGAGTATCACAACGTGGAAAGGAGAATTAAAAATGGACCCAATGTTATTAGCAGCCCTTATAGGCGGTGGATCGAATATATTAGGTAGTTTGTTCAATCAACCTAGTACTGTAGGTGATCCGAGTGACGTTACCAATTTAAATGCAGAACAACAAGCAGCATTTACAGAACAATTGAATAATTTGTTTGCTCAATCATCTCAACAACAACAATTACTTGGTGATAGAGCTTCACAAGGTTTTCAGGACTTAACGTCTTCTGGACAAAACCAAGCGCAGACAGGACAGCAAGCTCTATTAGCAGCTTTAGGTCAAGGTCAAATAGCTGGTCAGAATGCTCAACAAGCTTTCGCAGGATTTAATAATGTTAATCAACAATTTCAAAATCAAGCAGCATTTGATCCTAATCAAGCTAATCAATTATTTCAAAGTAATGTATCTTCTTTCGAAGACATTGCACGTAGAGCACAGACAGAAGCTTTAAGTAACTTTGAGAATCCAGCAGCAACTCAAGCAGCATTACAGGCTGACAGAAATGTTAGTGCAGTAGCTAATCAGTTTGCTGGTTTAGGTGGAGCAACTTCTGGAGCAGCAGCAGCAGCAGCAGCACAAGGAGCACAAGCACCATTAGCACAATTGGCTTCAGATAGAGCAAATCTAGCTAACCAAGCATACTTAGGAACATTAAGTCCTTTGTTACAACAGGGTCAGCAGAATGCAGTTAATCAGAGTCAATTTCAATATCAGTCAGGAACGCAGAACTTACTTAATCAATTAGCTTCCTTACAAAGTCAAGGACAACTAGCTTTAGGTCAAGGTGGAGCAGCAAATCAAGCAGTTTCAAATGCGTCAAATATATACGGTCAAGGAATTGGAGCACAACAGATTGGAGCACAAGGTTTCCAAAGTCAGAGTGCATTAAATGCAGGACTACAATCAAGTGCATTACAAGGTCTTTCAGGAGTAAGTCAACCAGAGTTTTACGCTCCAGCATTACAGCCGGGAAGTAATCCTATTAACGATATATTTACCGGAGCATTACAAGGACTTACTATAATGGATTTACTTAATTTCGGTGGAGATAAATCGGGAACTGCTAGTTTAGGTGGTACAACACCTATTTCAGGTGGTAATAACACTATAAATGGACAGACACCACAATTATTTACGAATAATAATTTATTTGGATAGGAGAAATAAATGGCTATTACACCACAAATACTTCCCCAGAGACAGGATAATACTTTACAACTATTACAATTTGCTACTGGGCAGAAAAGATATAAAGAACAGCAAGAATTGGCTAAGCAACAATATGATAAAGCTCAAGCTGAGGCTAAACAGAGATATGATGATGCTAATACAGCAGCAACTAGTAAAGCTGCTTTAGAGACAAAGAAGAATCAATTTAAGTTTCTTAAGTCTGAAATAGCTACAACATATAATGATCCTCAAGCTTTTCAAAAACTTGTACAATTAGGCATTGAAACCGGAGAGACACCTGAAGGACAGACTGAAGACTTTTATAGAAAAGCTTACGCACCAACTGAAGAAGATTATAGAATAAATCAGTTAGGTTCAATTAAATCTCAAGCTCAAGTAGAATCAGAAAGATCGGCTCTAGTTGGAGAAGAACTAGAAAAAGGTAGACTAGAAGTATCTGAAGGACAACTTACTGTATCTCAGAGAAATGCTACAGTTGCTGAACTTACCTATGGTTTAAACTTAGCTGAGTTTAGATATAAACAAGCTCAAGATAAATTGGAATTAGATGCAGCAGCTAAGAAGAAAGGACTTTCACCGTCATTAACTTTAGACATGAAGTCTACATACAAGTTCTTCGATGATCTACGATTAGAAGATCCAGCTACAATTGAACAAGTTTTATCTGATCCAGCTACAATCAAACGTATGGAAGACTACAACGCAGCAGCTATCGCAGAAGGTCAACCTCCTATACAGATAACTAACGTTGAGAAAACTCCTACAGGATTGATGAAAATATTAAATCCTTTCTTGAAAGCATTTGGTATAGAACCATCAATTAAAGTAGCAACTATAACACCCCCAACAGTAGAAAATTCTGATACTGCTAATGTAACAGAAACTCCTTTAACTTTAAGTGCAGACTCTATAAGAGTACTTACTGGTAGAGTTAGAGAGACTGGTGATAAAGCAGCCTTAGATCAATTGAAAAGAGGTGGCTTTGATACAACAGAGTTAGAAAAAGAAATTGCTATAACACCTAAACAACAGCAAGAACTAGATAAAAATAAGTTTCTTACATCTTTCCCTTCAGTATCAAATTATTTACCAACAAACATTTTTGGTGGAGGTAGATAATGGCTGATGAAGTATTAGTACAACCTACTGAACCTTCTGAACCTAATGTAATGGATTTTGTTAGACTTTACAGTGAGGTAGATTATTCAGTAGAACAGGATATAAGAAAAAGAGAATACCTTACGTCTATGCTTCAACAGGGATACGACAAACGAAACTTAGATATTGAATATCCTATTTTCGCTATAAATCAGACTCCAACTTTTAGTACTACACGGGAGGAAAATGGACAATTAAATGATATGCTTATGGCTGTTGAGTTCATGAATAACCCACAATTACAGGAGTCTATACCACATCAAGAAGCATACACTAAGTATGTAGATAGACGATTTTCAGATGCAGCTACAACTTCTATGTTATTAGAAGTTCCGAGAAAGATAACTTCTAAAATAGCTACTACTGCTTCACAATTAGGAGAAAAATATTTAAATCTTTCTGCCTTTGCTGAAGAAGAAGAGTTACTTGGATCAGAACTTAATCATGATGCTAAGAAAGCATTTGATTGGGCTAAAGATGTACAACAATTATATAAACCAGACGCAAGCAAAGCTACAGGTGGAGCAGAAACCTTAATAGAATTAACTGCACTTATAGCAGATGCTGTAGTAATAAACAAGGTTATAGGTACTAATGCCAAAAGTTTAGCTAAAGCAGCTATAGCTAAGAATCCAGCAGAAGCTACAGGTAAACTAAATAAAGTTATGGCTAAAATGTTTATAGACTATGGTACAGCAAATAAAAAGATGCCATCAGTTACTATGATGAACCTTGTAGGACAGTTAGCTGAAGATGTACAAGTTGGTACAGCTTTCGTTATGAGAGACATAGCTATAAGTAAAACATTAAAAGATCAAGAACTTAATGAAACTCTAAATGAGTTCGGTAAAGAGTTCATGTTAGGTATCGGTATAGATGCTGGAGTAAATGTTATAGCCAACTTAGTTATTCCGGGAGTTAAGAATTATTCAAATATATTCTTTAATACTTCATTAGGGAAATCACTTAGAAAAGTTAATAGTCCTGACCTAGATACACTTAAGTCAGATGCTATAAGCATTTTGAAAGGTGAGATAGATCCTACTTTGGCTAAGAAGTATCGTTCTTTAGGTATGACAGAATATGCAGATTCTCTAGAAACTATGCAATCAGGTATAGCTAAAGTTAGAGCATTGAAAGATGCTGGAAGAGATACTGAAGCAATTGCTAAGTTATTTGCTCAATCTAATAGTATGGACATTATCCCTAAACCGGGAGGTTACGGAGTAATTAAAGATACTTTAAATAAGAAGTCTAAGATAATCAATGTAGGTTCATTAGAAGAAGCTATGAAGATGATAGACGATAAGGTTATGAAAGGTCTTAAAAGATCTAACGATCTTAGTACAGATATGGCAAGTATTACTAAAGATTTACAAATAACACAAGTACGGGAAGGTGTATTGCAGTCTGCTAAGGCTGATTTTGATATGGTAGATTTCACTGAATCAATTCTCCCCCGTCATGGTGCATTTGATGTTAATTCTAAAACATCTGCTTTAGGTTTTGTTAAAGGTTCTATTTCGACAGTTGGAGATATAGACATAGCAGATCTAGCTAAATTAGAAGTACGACTAACTAAACCATTTACACAGGGTATTCCTAATGTAGATGATATATTATATTTACCTAAGACAATCAATTCAGCTTTAGAACAAAAGAACTACTTAAAGTATTTAACTGAGTTTGTTTCACATCATGGTGGAGATGGAGTTGATAAAGAAAAACTCACTTCGTTATTTGATGTACTCAAACAGACAGAAGGTACATGGTCTTTCAGAGATATGGACTGGATAAATGCTCAAGCAGGTAAAGCTGGTATAGAAATTAAAACTGATGGTAAAGCATATAAACTATTGGACGGGGGAGAAGAACTGACATTTGGGGATCAAGAACAGATGGCCAATTATGTTTATAGTAAATCTATCACCGACGAAGAATATGCAAATTATCTGAAGTCTGAAAAGAACTTTCAGTATTCAAAAGATGAAGAATTAAACTTGATTGCTATTAAGACATTTACCGGTAGTCCGATTGCTCATGGTGAAACTATAGAACAAATCATGATGGAAAACCCATTATTACGTCCTAAGTATCCGTTGAGAACAGGACCGAAATTGGCGTTTATTAACGACGATGTTAGAGCCGTTAGATATGATGGTAATTCTATTTCAGGTTCAGCACCTCAATTAGAAGATTATATGAGAAAATATAAAGAGTTTAAAACAATCAATGATATTAAAGATATGACAAAATCTAAAATGATTACTAAGACTTCTGGAACAGACGTTTTGGTTAATATTAAGAAGCGTTATTGGAGAGTAGAATCTCCTAATACAGGTATGACTCCTAAGATCATTAGATCTGAGAAGAAGTTAACGGAATATCTTGAAAAGATAAATACTAAAGAGAAAAAGATGTTACAGACTGCTAGAGAGAAGCGAGCACAGATTACAGTTTCTAGAGCAGGTTATATTATTTCAAGAGCAGATGAAGCTGATCAAGTATTTAAAACTTATGAGGAAGCTATGGAATACACCAAGCATCTTCCAGATCAACTTAGAACTCCTGAAATCTTTGAATCAGATCAAGTACTAATAGACGATGCAGATAGATACATGAAAGATTCTTTTAAAAAGATCGACTTCAATAATCCTTCTGTAGATGCTAACTTTAGTCAATTAAAGGCAGCTTCTGAGAGATCTTATGCGAATAGATTTACAGGAAACAAGACTGCTTTAGAAGACGCTACTAGAGATACTTTTGCTATATTTAGAAGTAAGCGTGGTTTGATTAACTCTATAGCTAGAGGTGATGAAAACTTCAAGCCAGCTATACGACTTTTTAACGACCTAATAGAAGTGGAGAAGTTGATGCAGACAAGCAAGTCTCAGTTTCATTCAACTATAAAAGACCTTGCTAAGGCTGTACCAGAGAAAGAACGGCTTCAACTAAGTAAACTTCTTGACAAAGAACTGCCTAAAGATTTATGGCAAGAGTCATATAGAAAACTTTATGGTGAAGAGTTTACATCTAGACATGAGAAGTTCATGGATATTGTTAGAGGTGTATTCGATCAGGTAGCGGAAGTTAACGGATTTGGAGATACTTTAGACAGAATTGAAAATTACTTCCCTTCATTTAAATTGATTTCAATGGAAGAATTAGGTGATGAAAGTTTAAATGCAGCTGCTTTAGCTAAGAAAGCATTCGGTAGAGAATTAAGTGATGCAGAACAGAAGTTCTTTCAACATATGAGAAAGTCTGATATTGCAACCTATATAACTACAGAAGATCCTTTAATACTGATGCAAAAGTACGTAGACGATACATTGAAATCTAAAGTACTTGAACCAGCAGTTAAAGCTTTAACAGATTTTGCAGAAAGTGCAGACATTTCAGACAACGCCAGAGCAACACTTAGAGATGTTGGAAAGCAAGCTAGAGGACTTAACGATGACTTATTTGTAGAAAATATGAAGCGATTAAACGATGAGATTTCAATTGCAGCTGATAAAGGGTTTAAGACAGTAGACAGCAAATTAAATGTTGACGACTTAGATCCAGATTTAGAAACTGTATTGAGTCCTGAAGATACTGAGGTATTAAGTAAAGCTTTAAGTAAACATACGTTTAGACAGAATCCTTTAAATCAAGCTATGGGTCTTGTAACACTTAACACACAAGCATTCAGACCTTGGTTGCCAATTCGTAATACCTTTCAACCTGAGACGCATTTAGGGCCATTATTCGGTTTTAAAGCTATAGCTCAAGCAAAGAAAGATGTTTCTAATATGGGAAGAGAAGGTTGGGAATATTTAGCCAAAAATGCTATATTTCAAGCCAAGCTACCACAAGACCTATTAGGTTTAACTGGTACTGGACTTATCAAAAGAATGAATGAAATTGGCTTATTAAACTATAAAATGTCAGACGATTATGATAGAGCAGTTGGATTTCTAGCAGTTAAGAATGCTATGGATGAAGGAATAAGTGCTTTTAATAATTGGGGAACAGAAGGTGGAGTTAATCATTTTATGAAGGTTACTAAACTTTATGTAGCTCCTGAAGATATTCAACAGAAAGTCTTAGGAAGTCTTAGACAGGGAGATACTGCTGGAGCAACTTATCAATATGCTCAGTGGATAAACTCAATGTCGTTCCTAGACTATTCTACAATAGCTAAGCCATCATTATATTCTAGTGCTGGAGGAAAAGTGTTCGGTCAAATGGGAACATTTGCAATTCAAACGCTAGAAACTCGTAAATATATGTTAGATAATTTAACAAAAGCAGATAAAGCAACTTATATTGCTAGAGCTTTAGGTGGAGCATATGCTCTAAACACAGCTTGGTCAGAAGTTACAGGGTCAGATGTAACCAATTTCTCTGTTTTTGGCTCCATGACGTTCGCTGGTGGACCTCTAATGCAATTAGGGTTCAATACACTACAATGGATCGGAGGAACCGGTATAGACAAACGTCGAGCAGGTGCTAATCTTGCGTATAACTTAGAAAATCTTATATATCCTCTATTCGGTACAGGTAGAAACCTTGCTGGAGGACTTAAAGAACTTAGTGAAGGAAATCTTAGAGGTGGACTACTTAAAGTTGGAGCATTTCCGGGTAAAGGTAAAACATTTATTGAACAACCTACTGAAGCACCTAGAGAAAGAAAATTAAGATTAGACAAAATTAAAGCACAGCAGACACGTAGTCAGAAGGCAAAAGACTTAAATAAATTTTAAATAAAAAAGTGCAAATAAAAAAGGAGGCCAACTAAGGTCTCCTTTCTTTTTGTCTAAAATCTATTCAATATTATCTTGTTGATAAATTGTACCTGTGTCTAAGTTTAATGCAGTAAGTTTTCCACTAGAATCTCCCCAACATCCGGTATCAATTGCAAAAATATCTTTTTCTCTATAGAACTTATGCTCTTTGTGTATTAAATGCCCTACAACATTAGTAGTATTTTTAGGCCATTCTTTACAAGATTCTTCGTAGTCTACATTCCATAAACATTCTTCTCTAAATAGCTGCCATTTATCTTTAACATTCCAAATATTGTTTACAGTAGAATGACTAATAATAAAGTTTTGTCCATCAGATCTAGTATATTCTATATATAACGGAAGTTCTTTAAAGAACGTTTCATACTTTTTTAAATCGTCACCATGATTAAAAGACTTTATAGTTTCGTCTCCACCATTATCTGTCCACCATTCGTATATTAAATAATTCTCTCTATGGCCTTCAGTTGCAAGGAATTGTAAAAGCATATCTTCATGATTACCTAAAACCATTTTATAGTCATTTTCAATTATTAAATCTATAATTTCTTTAGAGTTTCTACCTCTATCTATAACGTCTCCAGTGAAAATAATCTCTGAATCTTTTGGAAGTTTTTGTATTAGTGCTTCTAATGTTTTGAAACATCCATGCACATCACCTATTGCTATCATTTTATTTCTCCTTAAAAAAAAAGACCTACCAACAATGAAGTTGATAGGCCATTCATAATAATTTTACAGATAGAAGATACTATGAAGTATCTAACTGTTAATCTCCCCCGTCGCTATATAGTAAGAAAGAAAGGAGTGTATGAAATGTTTCTTTAGTTACTAG